ATTTGAGAAATGTGCTGCTGAAGGACCTTATATAAATCATCCCAAGCAAGGGATGATTATTGCGAAGTCTCGTAGAAAGGGATTCACGTATCAAGTCACAGGAGGAGTTTATTCTTATAACTACAATTTCACTCCTGCATCAATGAATATACTTGCAGCTTATGAAAAAGGACATTATAAGGTTACGTTGGACGGTATCCATTTCTCGATCAACCACGTTAATCGAATTACTGATTGGGGGAAGAAGCAAGGAAAGTTATCGAAAAGAGATCATTTCAGAGCTTCCTTCGTTATGCGTAATCCGGGAACCGGAGTGGATGTGGAGGATGGTTATATGTCGGAGATTCAGGCTGTATCTTTTAAAGACAACCCTTTCAAGTCCATCGGAGAATCGACTGATCTCATGGGATTTGAGGAAGCTGGTAAATTTGAACATCTACTCACAGCCTATACTATTTCTGAACCTACCTTCCGAGATGGTGACATCATGACCGGAATCCCTCTGATTTGGGGAACTGGTGGTGACATGGAAAAGGGTACAAGAGACTTCGCTGAGATGTTCTATAACCCTGAGCCTTACGGACTTCAATCATACGAGAATATTTATGACGAAAACGCAACCGGAGATTGCGGATGGTTCATAGATGATATGTGGTACTATCCCGGTAGTGTAACTAAGAAGCATTTTATACGAGGTAAATATGGGGAAAAAACTGAAGAAGAAATCACTATTCCTTTCGTGGATGCGCAAGGTAATTCAAATCGGCAGGAAGCAGAAGAGTCCTTGGACACCAAGAGGCAAAAACGTAGAAAAGGTTCACGTTCCGCTTACAATAAATTTATTACACAGCAGCCCAAAACACCCGCAGAAGCCTTTTTACGGGTACAGGGAACGATGTTCGACACGATCAGGGCATCAGCTCGCTTATCGCAAATCCTCACCAACCAAGCGAAATACATAGATAGTATATGGTTAGCTGATCTTGCCGTTGATCCTCTAACTCAGAGGATTAATTTCGATTATAATACAACAGGGATTCCGATTCGTAATTTTCCTATTAAGGATAATAAACAAGCAGGGGTAATTGAAATCTTTGAGATGCCTGTCGCAGATGAAGAGGGAATAATTATGCCTAATCGGTATATTGCTGCGATTGACCCCTATGACGATGATGAGTCTACTACAACTTCTGTTGGATCAATCTTAGTTCTTGATTTACTGACAGATAGAATAGTTTGTCATTACAAGGGTAGACCAGAGACAGCAGATACATTTTTTGAAACCTGCCGAAGAATCCTTAAATTTTACAACGCAACTGCGAATTATGAACGCAACAAAAAGGGTCTTTACGGGTATTTATATAATAAGCACCAGCTTCATCTGCTTATAGATGAGCCTGAGATTCTAAGAGATAAAGGTATAAGCAAGGCTAATACTTTTGGTAACAACAGCAAAGGAACCTATGGCTCCACTCCTGTTCTTATCTATGGTATGCAACGTGCAGTCCAATGGATGTCAGCACAGGCTTATGGAGAAGAGGAAGAATCAGAGGTAACGAATCTGGATAAAATCAGGTCGATACCTCTTTTACAAGAAATTATTGCATGGAATCCTAATGATAACTTCGATGATATTTCAGCACTGATATTGCTGATGATATTTAGAGAAGACCGATTACAGTTTAAAATGCACATACGTGAGAAACAAACTGCATCTGTTACGAATGATCCATTTTTCTCTCGTCACGTAGGAAGTCATAATAGCTATAGTAATAAAAGTATAATGGATTTTATTAGGACAGAAGAGACTAAAGTTTCATAATTTTATAAAAAACTATATATCATGAGCAATAACATGGCAGCGTCCGGTGGTATAGGGCATACTCTTAAAAGAACTGCTCATTTCCCTTTTCAAAAAAGAGCTACAAGTCACAAGAAGCGACAATTCGTAATTGATTGTATTGAGTCTTCTATTGATCTTGCGTATAATAGTGATAGTAATCTTGTTCAGGATAAGCGAACAATGGCTGTTAACTACAATTTACGTGCAGATATCTTGGATGAAAGAGATATAGAATCAGCAGTAAATCCTTGGGGAATCAAGGGTGCGACCTTCCCTGCAAAGATGCAGAACTATCCTATTGCTAATCCGAAGATTGATCTTTTGATTGGAGAAGAGTCTAAACGAAGATTTGATTGGCGTGTTACCGTTGTTAATCCAGATGCTATATCTGAAAAAGAAACTCAACAGAAACAACTGATCAGTGATCTGTTAGCAAACGCTATTCAATCCTCAGATTATGATGAGGAGCAGATGGCTAAAGAACTTGAAGACCTTGCCAAATGGAGCAAGTATGAAACTCAAGACCTCAGAGAACGTAGAGCTACTCAGTACCTTCAGTATTTATGGAAGGAACAGGAGCTTCCAATTAAATTCAATCGTGGATTTGAAGATGCTCTCGTAGCAGGACAGGAGATTTATTCTGTAGAGATTGTAGGTGGAGACCCTGTAGTACGTAAGGTTGATCCTCTTGCTCTTACAATCATTAGGACCGGAGAGAGTTATCAGGTTGAAGATGCAGACCTGATTATTGAAGACACCTACCAGCCAATTCGCTGGGTCATAGATAATTACTATGATCTCCTAAAACCTGATCAGATTGACCGGATAGAGCGTGGTTACATTGGTGGTGGAACCAATGACAATGATATGATCAAATATTATCCGTGGAGACCTGTAGAGAATCCTGTCGGAACTGTTGGAGACCTTTCTGGAACTCAAGGTAAAGATTGGGATTATGCACTCTTCGATACTGATGATATGCGAACTCGTAACGTAGCAGCTTACAATGACAATGGAGAAGTCCGTGTTGTCAAGGTTGTGTGGGTGAGTATGCGTAAGATTGGTGAAGTTAGCTGGTACGATGAAGAACAAGAGCTTCAGAAGAAACTTGTAGATGAAAACTATAAACCAAATGAAGAACTCGGAGAAAAAGTCGATTGGTTTTGGGTCAACGAATGGTGGGAAGGTACTCGACTCGCAGAAGACATTTATATTAAATGGGGTCCACGCCCCATACAGTTCCGTCGTATGGGCAATAAGTCAGCAGGAGGTTCAGGCTACGTTGGTACTATATATAATACAAACGTTTCGCAGAGTCGATCCCTCATGGATCGAATGAAGCCTTACCAATATCTATATAATGTATTTATGTATCGGACTGAACTTGCCTTTGCAAAATCTAAGGGTAAGATTTCTGTGCTTGATACTTCACGAATCCCGGATGGTTGGGATATGGACAAGTGGATGTACTATGCTGAGATACTTGGTTGGGCGATTGAAGACCCTTTCAAGGAAGGTAACAAAGGTGCAGCTACAGGAAAACTTGCAGGTCAGATGAACCAGAACTCTAAGGTTCTTGATCTTGAGATGGGTAGCTATATTCAACAGCACATAATGATGCTTGGATTTATCAAGCAAGAACTTGGTGAAATTGCAGGTGTCAACTCTCAGAGAGAAGGTCAGATTGAGAATCGTGAGACCGTTGGTGGTGTAGAACGTGCTGTAACTCAGTCCTCTCACATCACTGAGAAGTGGTTTATGATGCATGATAATACCAAACTCAGGGTTCTTGAAACTCTCTTGGAGACAGCGAAGTATGCTTGGAGAAATAAATCCAATGAGAAACTTCAGTATATCTCTGATGAAATGGCTTCTGTAATCACTGAGATCGACGGTCAGCAGTTCAATGAAGCGGATTATGGTATCATGATTTCCAACTCTACCAATGATGCTGAACTGATTGGGACCATGAAGCAGCTTGCTCAAGCAGGATTGCAGAACGATAAAATCAATTTCTCTGGACTCATGGACATCTATCTCTCTGAGAGCATGTCCTCTATGAGAAGGAAAATTGAATCTTACGAAGAGCAAACTATCCAACGTCAAGAGCAGCAACAACAGCAAGCTATCGAGGCTCAGAATAAAGCTACTGAAGCTCAACAGGAAACTGCTCAACAAGCAATTCAGGCTGATCAACAGAATCAAGATGCTGATCGTCAAGTTATTATGCAGAAGGCTGAGATGGATAATCAGACTAAACTTACTCTCAAACAAATGGAATTGGCTAGTAATAATAACGATGATGTTATTATAAAAGGTCGTGAAACCATAGGAAAGCTCAAAAAAGATTGGGAGGAAATGACTAAAAAGTATGCTTTGGAGAATAAGAAGCACACTGAAATTGTTCGTCATAATAAGGCTACAGAGAAGACTGACGCTAAAAAGGCGATGCAAAAACCCGTAAAAGCTGCTAAATAGGCTATAGGGAACAAA